TATGTCATTTCTTTATTAAATGTATTTGTATCATCTGTTGCTTGTACAAACAACAAACCTATCGTTGTTATTATTATTTTCATTGTCCCCCCTAATCGTTTATAATACTAATTAATTTATAACTATCTTCTTTGTATTCTTCTGGTAATTCAATGTTTTCAATGTAATTATTAATATCTTCATCAGTTTCATTTTTATTAAATACATATTCTAATTGAATTTGAATTGTTGCAGTTCTGCATACTTTAGGCTTATCCATATACTACCTCCCCAAAACAAGCCATTTGTAGCACTAAATCAGCATCTCCAGCATCATATGTCATATCTAGTATCCTTCCAAGTGCTTTGGTGCAACTATTCTTCGGGTCGTCCATCTTCTGCAATGCATCAATGATTGATTTCTTTGTTATTGGATATTTTTTCTCATCAAACATATCGTGTATGAATAACACAGCATCTTTCTTTTTTGTCCTAGTTAAATATTCGTGCTTCCAGCCTCCCACTTTCTTCATATCCTCTCTATCTTCACAGCTAACATTATCTGCCCAGTATGTTGAGCCTCCTTCAAATGCACTACATATCACATCCTCAATCATTTCATCTGATATTTCTAGCCTTCTGTTTATTATATTCATTTCACTCATAGTTCTAACTCCTTTAGCTGTTTATCTATATCGTGCTTATCTTCATCTGGAATATATATCCAGTATTTCATTAATATATCATACAGCAAATCTCTAGCTGATTGATATTTGTGTAATAACTCATCTCTACTATCCATTAGGTATCTCCTTCCTCTCTAGTTTATATGTAGGCATATCCTCGTATTTATGCACTTTTCCGTGCCTATCACAACTCCATACTATTCTATTCTTAGGGCAGAAAAACAGCATATCCTTTTCTCCCCATTGTCTATGCATATTCTTGTTCATTTTTTCTCCTTTACTTCTACATTAAAATCATCATAAAACTTACAAGCAGTAGCAACATTTTCTCCACTTTCAAAAACATCTAAAACAATACCTTCTGCTTCCATTTTAACTTGGATATGTAATCCTTCATAATCCATATCTAAATATTTTTCATCCATTTTCATTTTTTCTCCTCTAATTGTATTCTTATTTCTTGAAGTCCATATTCATCTTCATCAATATCTGCAATGTTGCAATTTTTTAGCTCTGTAATAGCTTCCCTTGTAATGCATTCAAAACTACATAAATCATTACCATTGTAATCTTCAATTATTATCTTCATTTTTTCTCCTTTTCTTCAAATAATTTTTCGTAGCAATGAACACATAGCCAAGTATAATATAGGTCGCAAAAACTCTCCTTGTAATCCGTATCAAAGTGAACCTCGCATTCATCACATCTAACAATACTCATTTCTTCCCCCTTGTTTCCCAAAATATATAAAACACACACATTCCAAAACAAAACAATAAAAGTGCTAGTGTTATATTTATGCTCATTTCTGGTGTAATCTCTACCATATCTCAAACCCTCCAGATTGAATACAGAAAAGTGCAAAATCCTCAACATTCATTGTATCAAATGGATAAAAGGTTGTCGTATCATTCTTATCTGCTTTCTTTCTTTGTTCCATTGTCTTTTTGTATGCAATTTCGTGTTCAATTGCTACTCCAGTCCCAATCAGTTCCATCAGCTTTTTACCCAGCTTTTCAGCATCTTCAGCATTTAATCCAGCACCATCATTATAATGTCCTTTTTGGTGCAAATCTTCTGAAATTATACCATCAGTAAAGTTATAACAGAAATCCCACAAAGGTCGCCAATTCCAAGCACTATTCCTAAAATAAACACCTGGATTTGCTCTATCAAACTCATCCTTTTCTTTCCAATACTTATCATTCAGTTCATCATCTTTAGCTAGTATTTCTATTCTTTCACTAGGCTTTATTTTATTCATCTTTTCCAATGTTGGAAAATCATCATATGTTTTATTTTCTTTTGGATTTAATCCGTGTATATCCATTCCCATTTTTATATCTCCTTTTTTTCTTTTTTTGCATATTCCTTTAACTTATGGTAAAATTCTTTAACTGCTCCCATTCATTTACCTCCTTTTTATTTCCATCCACATCCTTGCTATTTATTGCTTTTATTAATCTTTTTCTGTTTCCATTATCTAATCCAGCTATCCACATAATGAAATTACTTTGCATCTGTCTGAATTTATCTTTTAAATAATCTCCATTACTTGCAATTTCAAATGCCGAGCCAGTAACTCCATATGCATCTTCTGCAAATGTTTTCAAATCTGTATCAATTGCCCACCTTACTATTCTTTGTATGCATTTACTTGTCATTTTCTTGTTCCTCCTTCTTTGTCTTCTTCTTCGTGTAAGAAATCTCTTATTTCATTTATTATTCCTTGTGCTTTATAGCCTAGTTGATAATCTATCATTATATCAAATAATTTCGCACTAAATCTTCGCATTTTCTCTTGTTTTTCTGTTCTCATTTATTCCTCCTCATCTATTTCGTGTGAGAATGTATTTTCTTGCATCCAATCTGCCCAGCACTCTCCTTCTCCGCATAATATATTTTCATTACTATATTGACAAGCATAATAATTTGCCCAGTATTCGTTACCTTCTATTTCTTGACGACATTGACTACATTTTTTCATTTCTTTCTCCTTTTCTTTTTAGAATTGTGTTGTTAATAATTTGATTACTTTTCTGTCTTGCCTTTTCTTTAAGGCCTTTACTATTTCTTCGTTTTCTAGTGCTATATCTGGATTAATTCCAGCGTGTGAACATAGTATCATAAAATTCATTCTTCTCATCTTATGCCTCCTCTTGTAATTTGTTTAAATGTTCATATAATCCTTCGATTAAATCTTCGTAAATATTGGTTTGAACGTGTTTATATGGTTCGGAACCATTGCCCATATCAATCTCTGGTTTATTGGTTAATAGGTGGGTGTTCATAGCACAATATTGTGCAATATCATAATAATAAATTGGTATATTACTATCGGCTATTTCGTTTATTGTATCGTGTATATCATCACAATTAATATCTAGTTCTTCGTGTTTTATTATATCTTCTAATTCATCACAAGCATTTTCTATTAAATCGTCCATATAATACTTGTTCTTTTTTTTTCTATATTCTTCTATTGTTTCCTTTAGTTTTTTGTTTTCATTCTCTAAGGCTTGTATTTTTTCTTTATGCATTTTATTCTCCTTTTTTAATTGTTTTTGGTAGGTTGTCAAGTTTATTTTTTTCTGTTCTTTCAAATACATAATATGAATTGGCTAGAGTATTATGTAAAATATTAATAGCTATTATAACATATAATTTAGCGTCATTATCTTTTATCTGTTTCGTTGAATTGTGTAAATTTTCGAGTGCTTCGTGGAGTGTCTTTCTATCTGCAAATAAATTGCAAGGTGTGAATTTTATTTCTTTTTCATAATGAATTTTTTCTTTCATTTTTTGTTTTCCTTTTTATTTTTTTCTCGTGTTTGGCTTGTGTTAGCCAGTAAGTAAATATAAAACGGTTGAAATATTTAAACAATTAAAAAATATAAAATATATTAATTATATTGGGAACTAATACAAAATATATGTAGTTTACATAATAAATAAAACAAAGGAGCAGAAATGCAAAAAGTAATAACATATATAAAAAAAGTAAAACTATTTAATCCAATAACATTATTTAAAAAATGGTTTTTAGCTGATATTACGCAGACATTCGCTGAATTAAGTAATAGTTTAGATAATAGAGTTGATAGGTTAGAATGTCAAACAAGCGTTGATGACGTAGAAAACCGAGTCGAAAACCTAGAATATGACTTAGACGGTCGTATTGATTGTGTAGAGGATAGAAGCGAAACTAACCAAGAATCAATTAATATTATTAAAGATGATATTAAAACAATAAAAAAAGTCGATTTTGCTGGAATTGCAGATAGGTTTGATAAACTAGATGACCGAGTTGACAACCTTGAAGAACTTGCAAAAAAATATTTAAATGCAGAACTTCAAGCCGTAGTATCAAAGCAAGAAAGAAGCGAACAAAGCCTATCAGACATACAGCGTTTAACATTTGAAATATGTCATTATTATGGGGGTGAATTTGACGTGGATGATTTTGACAACTGTTATAAAATAGTAAATGAATATGACGTTGTATGGAAACGCAACCCACAACCAAAAAAACAAGGGGGCAAATAGGATGAGTAATTACACGCAAGAAATTAAAGGTTTGAGCTTGTTATATTATATGATGAAACGTTTTAAAATGACATATGCGGAAGCTATTGAAGAGATGGAAAGACGCAACCAAGATATGACATTTATCGTTGAAATGGGCATAGATAAAGATTATATAATTAACAATAAAAATAATATTAACTTAAATAATAAAGGGGGTCAAGATGTTGAGTAGAAAATACTATAGATTAATCGCACAAGCAATTGCAGATAGTACTCTTATCACTCGTAGGGACATTACATATATTGATAAAGATTTATTAATAAATGATTTATGTGCAGAATTTAAAGCAGATAATAATTTATTCAATCGTGATAGGTTCGTTGAAGCTTGTGATTAAGTAGTAATAATAAATAAATGATAGGATAAGAAGGGCGTCGCA